GTATTACCTCAACACCATAATGATTAATAGGACTACTTTGACTAATAGTTCGTCTAGCTCTATTTGATGTTCCCCAATGATTGTCTCGTAAAGTCCCATCACTCTCTCTGACTGCTAATCTAATCCATCTTTTATAATTACCAGCACCATCAATATTAGTTCTTGTTTCTAATCTAAATCCACTTCCGTTTTCTTCTAAAGGATTACCAAAATTAAAAAGAGTTCCTTCAGATGTTTTACTTACAAACCTAACCCACATTGTAATGGTAAAACCATCTTCTAAATAACTTGGTTTACCCGTATCAGGATTTATTTTTTGAAATTCTAATAAATCATCACCTGGTGCTCTTATTATTATTGCTTGATTTGGTTTTCTTACTTTTAAAAATCCATCTGAAATATTTTGGTATTCAGGTCTATCATCCTCTAATGTTTGGATAATATTATCAACATCACCAAGATAAGTGTTAAGTCTGTTTCTCATCGACTCAAGAGTCTTACCTTGATTAATACTACTACCCTCTGCCTGTTCATCTAACCTTGTTATGAATGCACTTGGTTGATTTTCAAAACTAATACGAGATTGTTCGTCTTGTTCATTATTTTGTATGTCTTCGCCAACACCATCACCATCTACGTCTTGAAAGACTGGTGTCGGTCCTATTAAATTATCAAACTCCGTAAAGAAATCATTTATTTCATCTTGACGAGTTGTTTGATTCGGAAGTAATTCAAATATGTTTGTGTCTAAAACTTCACGAGCTTTTTCAGCATCAATCTTACTTCCAAACTTCGGTTTTGTTAATTGACTTAAATTTAATATATCTGAAAATTCATTACCAACTTTTCTAGCCACATTAATATCAAACACAACTCCATCGTGATTTAATCTCATTACATACTGAAAGACATCTTGATTATTTTCTGTTGGTAATTCATCGATGATAATTTCAAAGTAATTTTCTAAATTAATAATTTGTTGATTGAAAATATATTGACACATTTGTTCAAATGCATCACCTGTAATATCTTTTCTATTCTCTAATGTATTTCTATCTTTTTTATAAAAAACAAGCGGCTCTTCTTCAGTTCTACCAGATTGTTTTTTTCCATCACGAATGGTTGTTTGTAAAGAAAGAAGTTCATCATCTGAAAGAGTATTAGATTGAAACCATATTTTATAAAAAAGGTCACTTACTCTTTCACGAGTGTCTTGTATATCTTCATACAAAATTTTTCTAAAAATAATTTCATCAGGAATTAATTCATGATTAACCCCCAATACACCGACACCAATCATCAAAGTTCCGTCTTGATGACGGTGATATCGTCCTATGTATTGTTCTTCAGGATTAGTTTGAAAATAAAAACCATCGTTTTGAGTTGCTTGTAGATTAATTTCTACAATCGGATTTAATCCTGTTGACTCATCTGGAGTTCCATAACCCATAATTAAGTCCTCAATATAAATTCAAAATCGTTGTCGTATATTATCTCTTGACCATCATTGTGATTGACCTTAATCAAAATCTTATAAGCACGATTAGGTTCAAAGGCATTTAAGTCTTGTTTGAAATAGTTGGAAGTATTGTCACAACTCATTGTCGTGTAAGCACTAAATGGAACAACTGATTCGTTTGTAGCCATATCTATAATAGAGTAAGAACCTGAACCGTGTGGTATGAAACTACCACTTATAGTTTGAACTGATGTTGTAAATGACTTTTGTATGTATCTTTTACGGGCACCAAATCTAAACTTAATAGTTTCGTTTTCTTTGTATGCTTCTCTAAAATGTATTGGATACAAATAGTTTTCACTATTACCACTAATATCTAAAGAAGTCAAACTACCTGTATTTGAGCCAGTTGCCGGTAGATGGTCATCCCATTTCAATTCTATCTTTGGTGAGTAGATAGTGTTGGTTTGTCTTGAAAAAAACTTAATATCTTCAAAACTACCACTTGATGTTTCTCTACTACCAGAAAGTCTCAAAATAAGACCATAGTTTGTATTTGTTCCATCAAACCATTTCTTAGCCACAGTAGTTATATCCATATTAATATCTGGTGATTCCGATGAAAAAGATTGAGTTACTTCATCTCCGGCAATATAAGCTCCACCAGGTGTTGCCCATTCTATTTCAGAAGCTCCTTCTCTGTTTTTTCTATACAACCAACTACAACCATCTGTTGTTTTTGGAACATCACTTTCTTTACCTACACCCTCATCCCATTCTTGACTTAGAGGATAAGCAGCAACTTTATACTCCTCAGTCAATCCACTTGTACCTTCGGTCTCATATAATCTTAAATTTACTTTATAATCGTTAGGTAAGACAGACGCACTAATATAATTTTCTATGTCTGTGACATTAAACTGAACGAGTATACGAGTTGGATGATGAAACGCTCTATCAAAAAAAACTTTTTTTAGTTCAAGAACTTCATCTTGTCCAACATTTTTGTCCTTAAAATCCTCACCCGTAATTTGATCTGAACCACTATTA